GATTGATGCATATTTGATTTAAGTCATATATTTGTGCGAGTTTTGCGGCAGTTTTAATTGTCGCTTGAAGTCCAGAATTTATTTCTTTTTCTTTGTCATTATTCATAGCTATTATAACACGATCTAGATTAAAGCTATTGATAAACGAAATAATTTTTGAAGAAGCGTCTAATCCAAAAGCAACTAAAATATTTCTGTATCCAGATTCATACAAAGCTAAACAGTCACCAATACTTTCTACTATGACTACTTCTTTATCTACTTCAATCAAATGGTTTGGATAAACCCAATCTGTTTTGCGACCCATATGTTTCCATTTGGGTACACCATCACCTTCTTTAACAGTGCGGCCAGAAAAACCGTGTATATTTCCATCTAAATTGTAGATTGGAAAAACTATTCTACGATACATTTTACCATTTCCAGCATATCCACACTTAAATTTTTTTTGAGTTTCTGATGAAATTTTTTTCTTTTCATAAAAACTTCTAATCGGTAAAAGTTTTTCTAAAAAAGATTCTGGGTATATTTTTTCCATTTCTATTTTTTGTTCTGGCTTTTTACGTTCATAATTTTGTACAGCGTCACCTACATATTGTTTTAGTATTTTAGGGTCATTGGTTTTTAATGTTTCTTGTATTAGAGCTTGAAATGGTTTAGATTGATTATCTGCACCAAAATCTTTCCAAACACCGGTGTCTTTATATATTATAATGGCTGTTTTATTTTTTCCATTTCTATATAAAGCATTTGTACGCCAATGATTACCACAATCTTGTAATTGATAACCAAGTTTTTCTAAACTGTCTCTATAGATCGTCAAAAGAAGGTATGTTATCTTGTGTGTGTATTAAGTCGCCACCACTATTTCTAAAAGCGACTATGTCTCTTAAATCTCCACATTCTGTAATGTTAAAGTTTTTGAACTGTAAGTTGATAAAGTTCTTACGTAAGTTGTCATCAACTTGAACTGGTTCACAAGCACCTGCAATATCTTTGCCTAAGTGTCTTGCTTTAACGTTTATAAGTTTGTGTGTGCCAAATGAAGAACCGTCGTCTGCTATTTCATCAGTTGTCTTTTGTCTTAAAATAAACATATGGGAGCAGAATTGTGTGATTCTATCTGATAAGGAGACAATGGATTCATCGTCAACGATGTTTTGAGAGTTTCTGTTATTAGTGATACCACTACGATTAGATTGAACTGAGGTAATCATTGGTATAACTGGTAATCCATCCTCAAGAATTTCTTTTTGTATACATTTTTTAAACTTGTCTACCATTTCTCCAACCATTTGCCACTCTGATTTATTGCTAGATTGTTTATCTGAAGATGTTTTAATATAATCAAATGAAAAAATCATTTTGTTCCCACGACCAACTTGAGAATAGTAAAACCTTTTTAATGTGTTAATCATAGAGTCAACATCCATGCCGCCAACGTTATAATAATAAAATTTAAGTTGTTTAACCTTAGACCAAACAGAGCGAACTTTATTAACAACATCTTCGCCAGCCTGTCTCCATTTACCGCTTTCAAGTAAGTGAGATGGGACACCAGACAAAGCTGCACACTGACGAATTATAAGTTCTTCTTTACTCATTTCTCCGTTGTCGAAATGCAAAACTGGAACATCATATTTCATAGCTACCTTAGTTGAATAGTCCATGCAAAATTGAGTTTTACCTACACCAGAACGAGCAACTATAACAGTAATGTTTCCAGGCCTTAATAAGGAACCATAAATATCATTAATTTTTTCATGAGGGCCAAACATACCAAATTCTTCTACTGGATTATTGCCACGCTCTTCGATGAAGTGTTCCATTTCTTCATAAATATTTTTTGGCACATCGTCACCAACTTCAAATAAATTTATTTTTTCATTATATAGCTTATCAGCTAATTCAACTATTTGAAGATAGGGAACTTCTGTACTGATTGATTTCATCTCATCTGAAATTTTTTGACCAGTAGCATGTATTTCTCTTCTGACGCTATATTTTTTTAATTCTTTTATAGATGTTTGTATCTTATCATCAGAATGTATTTTTCTCATAGATAAAGATCTAACATAATCTAATATATTTATATCTTCTTCGAATTTGATACCTAAATCTTTAATTCTTTGAACTATGATAACATCGTCAATGTTTTCATTTCTTTCTAAAGACTTTCTTAATATAATAAAAAGTGTTTTATGTAACAACGAATTTTTGTCATAAAAATCCTTCTCACTTAAAATGTTAAGATAGTTTACAAATACTTTGGGTTTTTGTAAAAAAGCGGCTAAAACTTGTTTTTCTACTTCGTAGCTATAAATCATATGCCACTATACTGTAGTTAAATTCTAAAAAGTCAAGCGTCTTCTTCGTCTATTTCGGTAGATTGATCGTACGCATTCTCATTTAAATAAGTTTCTAATGCTTTAAGAAGGCCATATTCAGTTACTTGGGTATCGCATTTAGTATATACGATAGGTTCTCCTTTTTCTGTTGAATAAGCTAATATAAAGCCTTTATAAGAAGAAGGCCCTCCAGTTAATTCATAAAGTTGATCTAATATCTTTTGGGGGACTTCAAATTTTTTGAATTTGGGCTTTTCCATGTATTTATTTACACTTCGCTTAAAATTTTATCAAAATATTCTTCTGATAATTCATCATCTGGGTAAATTTCTATCAATTTGATCTCATTTAGTTCACAAAACTCCATTTTTTTGTTGTCTCTACGTATTTGACGTACAAAATTAGCTCTGGTTTTATGAAAATGCTTCACAAATTTGAGATGTTGCGCTCCCTGCACCTCTATAGCTATCTTTTTGGTATGATTGTAGAAGTCTAGGGTAAGTTGTGTACCTGCGACCTTAAACTCCTCATATACGGCATCGTAGCGCCAATGTTTGTGCAAATAAGATCTTACTGTACGTTGGAATTTGCTTCTGCATTTGCCATTCCATTTGATTTTGTACCTGTGTGCATTTCTAACAGGTTTTTCTTTGCCATATAAAGTTATAAAATTCATAAAAAAGCCCTCCCCTTATTATAGGGAGGGCTCATTCGTTTTCAAGTTAAAAGTTGAGAGCGACCCCAAAGTCAGAGGTTGATTCCCACTCTCCATTAGTGCCTTGAGCTGTATTTAAATCATTGTTTAGATAATTTAAGTTAGCGAACACTGTAAGGTGATCTAATGTTGTTTGAACACCAATTGTAGCTAAAGTATAACTGTAATCTGTTTCATACTGAAATGATTCACCATACTCTAATCCAACTGCGATAGCAAAGTGCTCAGTAAGATCTAGATCTGTTCCTACTGCGATATCTGCTGTATATTGACCACCCTCTTCTGTCGTAACAGAAACAAGTGAATCAATACCAAACAAGTTTACCGCATAAGAACTAACTAACTCATAAGCATTTACATCGTTAATAGAAGTAATATATAGTTCTGTAGCAACGTCTCCCATGAAAGTAGAAAGGACAGTACCAACAGTACCGTATAATTCTTCTTCATCAGCTTTTACTTGCTCGATTGAACCGACAAGTGACAGGCCACCAATTACTCCTAGTTCTGAAGACGCTTTAACATACCCAACGTCCGCAGATCCGTAAAGTCCGCCATCGATACGTTTTTCGTAGTTACCTACTTCTACGTCAATGTTCCATGACTTTACCGTTTGTTCTAGTTCTTGTGCCTCTGCTTTATTGCCTCCAAAAATGAAGAAAGCTGCAATAGCTGCGACAACAAGTCCCACTTTAATCTTATTATTTTTTAGTATTTCCATAACTTAAATCAACCCCTACTGAGGGTTAGATAGCCTTTACACTAGTTCGGCTATGTTTGTTTTGAAATAATCGATCAAGAAAGCACACAAAGCTTCATTATCCTCAATTAATTTGAATAAATTAGCCTCTCCTTGTATCTTTTCTGGTAGATCTGGAGCGGACTCCTCTACCAATTCTCTAAATTCTTCTTCAATTGTGATCCAAGCACCTTTTTTAGTGACAAATTCCCACATATAAAGTAAATCTACTAATTCTTTCTCCACCCAAACTGATTTGCCACCAACTCTACCATATCTGATTGGATATGAAATAGTATTATTGGTCTTTTCATTTGGTGATTTTTTGATAGTAACCTTTGCCCAATGTCCAATAATTGGATTTGTTTTAGGGTCTGGTTGTTTTATTGATGGATTTTGTAAAATTAAGTCCGATTTAAACCTTGGCTCAAACTCCATGATATAATTAGCAAAGTGTAACAAAGCATTTCCACCCGTTGCTGACGTCTGACGTATCGGAGCTTTCGTGTATGGGTCTAGTTTGATGTCTGCCCTTACTTGACTGATGAAAATGGCCATATGACCCCTTTTTGCAAGAGATATGGACATTCTCTTCATAAAGTTAGCTGCAATTACGGCTCCACCGGCAACTTTATTGGAATCATAGAAGGATTTATCTATATCTTGTTTAGAAATTAAACCATCTACTGAGTCTAAGATAAAGCAATATTGATGTTCATCTTCATTTTGTTCTACTAAAGTTTTAATCGCATCAACGACAACCTCGTAAATATTACTTTCAAAGACGAAACAAGTGCCAGTTTTCCATTCTTTTGCATCATATACAAACTTAACGCCAGATCTAGCCACCATTTCATTAGATAGACGACCTTCAGCTTTAATATAAAAGCCTTTTGATTTTTTCTGCGTGTTGAGCATGTTTTTCATAACTTCCAAAGCGGCACTAGTTTTACCACCTTCGTTCATCCCAACAAATCTGTGTAAGCCTGGGCCAAAGCCACCATTTAAGTTTAAATCAAGTTGCAAGGAACCACTTGATGCTTTATAATCTACTGATTTCTCAAAGTTGTAATGATCGTCCTTTTTTGCTTTGAGAAACTTATCTAATAATTCTGAATCTGTATCACTCATTTAAATAAATCTTTTGTATTTTTCGGTTTATTATATATGGACTCATAATCTTTTCCACATTTTTCTGATATATCATAGACCATATATTTTGAAAAGTCAACTTTAAAGTTAAAGTTTTTCCATTTCCTATCCATAGTTGGTTTTAAAGCGTCAGATACTAAGTATGCGAGGCTATCATATTTCTTAGGGAAAGTAACAATTTGTAAAAATTCTAAAGAATATCTTTGCTCTAGTTTTTTTAAGAACATCATTTCCCTAGACCAAAAGGCTCTTTTACCTTTGTCTGGTATTTCTATTAGTCTAGCTAATATTTCTTTACGATTCTTTAATGTCATTATCAACCATCCTACGGACTAATGTAGAAAAGTCAACACTTTTTTCCCAATTTAAATCTTTTTGTGCCTCTGATGGATCACCTAATAAAAGTTCTACTTCTGCTGGACGATAAAATTTAGGGTTGATTTTTACAATTACTTTATCTATAGTACCATTAAAATATTTTAATTCTTGATTCATCCCTTTACCATGCCAGAGAAAGCATTTTTTATAAATATCATTATTAATATTAGCATATTCAAAAGCTACATTAATAAAATTTTTAACAGAATGTGTTTCTCCAGAAGCCAATAAATAATCTTTTGGTTTCTCAGCTTTTAACATTAACCAAACAGCCCGAACAAAATCTTCTGCGTGACTCCAATCTCTTTGGGCGTCGACATTACCAAGTTCTAAGGGTTCAAAATCTTTACCCTCCTCTATAG